TCCGAAGGATTTACAGATATTGTGAAGAAAGTTACTAGAGGTTGGCGTAACCAAGGTCATGATCACAATATACCCGGAGTTTTTAAGAAAGTTTTCCAACCAGGTGAGAACTATGCTCGGAATGATGTATGGCAATTGAAACGTGATGAAGAATACACTAAGGCTGAAGAAATTTGGTATGATGCTATTGATGAAGGGAAAGATCCAGAATATGAAGTTTATAAACATCGTATGGAAGTTTTAGCGAAGAAACAAGGTGTCAGTCTTGAAGATCCAATCGGACCATTGCGTGAAAGAGACAATCCTGTTATTTCTGATGATGGCCAATTGCGAGTTGTGGTAGATGCTGGTGAGATTGTCTCAGAAAGATTTTCCTTAGAACAACAATTGAAGCAGAAGCAAATAAGATTTGGAGATGAAGATGATGGAGTTGTGAGTAGTATTCTTCGTGAACTTGATAACATCGTTGGTGAGTGGATGTTGAAACACCCTTGGATATCCACTGTTATAACGTTTTGCGCAGGTGTAGGAGTTGCTTTTGCTATAACATCTCTTGTTAATTGGGCCATAAAAGGAACTGCTTCTATTCTTAAAGAAAAATTTGAAGATGCTAAGGAGTATTGTGGTTATACTAAAGAGTATGTGTTACCATGTTTGCATTGCAAATGTGATTCACCTACTGTTAAGTATGATCCCAATAAACCTTGTGAGTGTGGATGCCATCAAGGACACTCTGAAGCAGCAACTGGAAGAGGTTATGAACAAGGTAAAGGGCCCAATAGACGTGTGAAATATAATAGTCGAGTCGTTCATGAAAGAGCAAGACGACAACAATTTGAACGATTTCTTGAAGAAGTTGGAAACACCGACTATGATTCTCATACTGCAAATGAGATTGAAGATTTTTTGCCACAAGTTGTACGATTGTATATGCCAGATTTTGCAGATCGACAATTAACAGCTTTTCGATTTTCTGGCACTTTTGCACTCGTACCTTACCATTTCTTCTGTGGTGACAGAGAACTTGTACCTGAAGGAACACCTTTTCAGGTCATTTTCCCTGGTGGTCCAATATTTGATTTGAAATTTGAGCGAAGACATCTCTACGAACTAGACGAAATTGATTTTGAGGAAACAACTGAAGATAATAAGAAAGTTAGAGCTCGAAGACATAGAGATGCTTGTGTTTATGATTTAGGACCACGTATACCAGCTGCACCGCTACGAGTGAGACGTTTTATGACACGTGAAGATTATGGCCACCACAATGCGCAAGCTGGAGCTGTTTTAACAACTCGTTTGATTGGCGATAAAATTTTTCACCATACTATTCATACACCAAAAGTGTATTATCAATCAGAATATTATGGTGATTATAACGCCAATGACAGACCAGGAGCAATAGCTTTTACCAACATAAATAGCTATAGCTATGTTGCTCCTACTGTTGACGGTGATTGTGGTGCCTTAGTGCTAGGATGCGGTAAAACAACAACTAGACGCATTCTAGGCATTCATGTCGGAAAAGTTAATAAGACAGGACGGTGTTTTTCAGAACCAGTTTTTGCTGAGGATTTAGAGAGATTTGTGCCGCGTACCCAAGGGCTTGTAGAATTACCTCCTCGAACTATTCAGGAGGAGCCTGTACGCTTTGTTGTGTCTAACCAATCTTTTTCCGTATTGGGAAAAGTTGGTCCAACAAACCAAATCTTTCTACCTACAAAAACTGTTTTCTATAAAACACCTTTCTATGGTATCTTTGGTCCAAGTGATAAATCACCATCTGTCTTGTCACCCAAAGATCCACGTCTTGAAGTTGAAAATTTTTCACCATTGCTCGCTGGAGTGAATAAGTACCATCAAAGTGGATATTTTAAGACCAATATCCTAGAAATTTGCTTTGAGCGAGCGAAAGAATATTGGGGTAAACCAAAAACAAAACCCTATATTCTTTCTTGGCACCAAGTAATAAATGGTGAACCAAGCATGAACCATATGAAACACCTCAATTTTGGTTCCTCTGCTGGTCATCCCCTTGTTCTTGAAGATAGCTCAAAGAAGAAGAAACATCTTTTTGAAGGTGAGCCATGCAATTATGTCATCAAGTCTAAGTTGCTACAAGAACGTTTAGATGAACGAATAGCACTTGGACGTGATGGCATTCAATTGCCTGATTCACTTTGGTGTGACACATTGAAAGATGAGTTGCGACCATTAGCAAAAATAGCAGTGGGTAAAACCCGTGTTTTTGCGAATGGCCCCATTGATTTTACAATGTGTGGAAGGAAGTATGGTGGTCATTTCTTTAACCACTTCTATGATTCATACAAATGGACTCCATCTGCTGTTGGTATGGATTGCGAAAGTGGCGATTGGGATGACCTTGAGAGCTATCTTAAAGAAGTTTCAGACTGTGGTTTTGCAGGTGATTTTGGGCGTTTTGATGGTTCCCTAGCTCCTCAGATAATGGACATGTTTAGTGATCTTTGGATTTCTTACATGTCCACTGCTGATGGTTGGGACAAAGGATGTGATAACCTTGTGCGAACTATGGT